TATATTCTTACCATTTGTTCCTTCAATCCAATAAACGTACCTGGCAAGTATATCGCCTACGACACGAACTTTATTATCTCCATCTTTATAAGTATAGCTAAGGATGGAATTCTTTTGGGCTGCGCCCTTTTGTTGGTTAAATGAAATAGCCATTAGTGCTTCTCCTTCGGGACTTCTTCATATAGAAAGTGAACTAACTCATCTTCTACACGAAGTAGACTGTTTGTTTTAATGTTTTCAACAAGAAAATCTGCAAATGGAATATGCAATAATTCTAATGTTGTGGTTTGTGTCGCAGCGTATTCTGCAAGACTTCTAAATGATGCAGTTGCTAAATACGCTGCTATATCCTTATAGGAATGTTTGTACGAGTTATACAATAGGACATCTGGATGGACTATAAAACTTAGTCCATTAAAATCAACCTTACTATATTTGTAAAGTTTGTCTCCCCTATGTGTGGGGATAGATTTATTTACTAGCATTTCAAGTATATAGAATATCTCTAAAACGTTACCACCGGATTTCTTATATATTTTTCGCCAATCGTACAACAGCATATATTATATCAATCTTTAAGGTTAATGTCAAGAACTATTTTTCAAAGCTCTTTTATTTGATACCCTTGTTTCATGTAGTATCCAACTCTATTAGACGCCTGCCTTCTGGCCGTGTCCCCTTTGAGGTGAATATCAATGATTACAGGGGTTAGTTTGTTCTCTTCTTTTCTTATAATTCGCCCTATTAGTTGGGTTAATAAAGGTTCATTGTTAATGGGTGTGCCTAGGATTAAACAACTTAATTCATTAATAGAAATCCCTTCTGAAAAAATTGCTTGGGTTCCGTATAATACGTTTTTATTTCCAAATCGAAGTTCATTTATTAATCTCTCTCGTTCCTCTTGTGGAATCTCACCAGTAACGCAGACAGCTTTCTCTCCTGTAAGCTCCGCACAGCTTTTTAGAAATGCCACTCTATCACTTACTACTAAAACTTTATGGCCTTTGTGAGCATATGCAGCCGCTAACATTGATACTGTATGTCTATACTCTTCATTACTCGCTAGATTTGTAACTCTATTGGCCCAAGGTATTCTTGCGCCATCTAGAAATCTTACTTCTGAATGTAGTACATTTATTACTGGAGCCATAAAATTTTCTTTTGGAGGCTTAAGAACATTAGGACTGAAGTAGTCTCTAAACACAACGTGCTTTCCATCTTTACGTTCTATAGTGCCTGACAAGCCAATTTTATATCTACAGTAGTTTGTATCTAATATTCTAGAAAAAGTAGGACTGCTGACATGGTGCATTTCATCTAAGATGAGAGTTCCAAATTCTTTACGAATTTTTTCTATATTCCTATAAAGAGTTTGGATATTTCCTATCACAATAGAACTATTAGTATCAAACTGTCCGCTACCAATGATTCCAGGTTTAAATCCAAATACTTTTTCTACTTCTTTTGCCCACTGATTTCTTAGGGGAATAGTATGAACAACTACTAATGTCTTCTGACCTAGTTTACCAGCTATTGATAGACCTGTAAAAGTTTTGCCCCAACTAACCCAAGCATTTATTATACAGTTATCTTCTACTGTATCATGTACTTCTTGTTGGCTCTTTCTTAGCTCGTATTTAAACTCAGGGAATGTTTCTGGTTTTATTATTCTTTTATCTACGATCTCATGTCCATGGGGTATCAAATCAGTACGACCTATGGGAATAGTTACTATGCCTGGTCGTATAACTGCCATGTTTTTTATTACTTGGGGAACCAGGTCCTTTGGATTTTTTGGAGGTACTACATATGTAAGTTCCTTATCCAGTTCTTCTTGAACTTCTGGAGTTACATCTAAATAAATCCTGTTACTTAGTACAGCTTTCATACTTTCCTTCGAGTACTTTTCTTGTCTGTTTCTGAGTACTCATAAATTATCCAAGGGAGCCCTTTCATAAATAATAGTCCTGCCCATAACATTTCAGGAGCAGGTGGTCTGGGTATAGTAAATGGAAATTTCCAATTATCTATCCAGATTAAAGAGGCTGTAGTTTTCCTTTCTATTTTTCTTATCTTTCTGTATTTTAACTGTAATATTACAGTTTTTTGATATATAAAAGGTACTCCTTTACTATCTATAAAGTAGTAAGGATACTGTTTTAAAATACCAACTAAACTATTAACTGATTTTTTTAAAGGTAGAAGTCCTTTATGTGGGGTTTGAAGCCTTCTCTGGCCTAGTGTCTTCCCTGACATATTCCTATCGTCTACTAGTTCTCCGTCTAGATATAGTAATCCATCTGTTAAATCCCAGTTACTTGATGGTAAAATAAATACTGGAAACTCTACTCTATCCAGAGTTTTGTACGTAACTATCATTAAATTATAATATGGTCCTGCTCATTACTGAATTTCATATCACCTTTTAGCCAATAATTGGCACCAATCATAAGTCTAGGAGTATCAGATTCATTTGGTGTAGTAAAGTGAACTACCCAACCAGGAAATATAACTATATCACCAGATAAAACTGGTATAGACCAATTACGCGAATTCCATGTATTGAATTTACTGTATGAAAATCCAAAATGATAGTCTTTCTGAAATATATTTTTAGAGTTTGGTGCTTGTAGCACTAAATCCCCAGATTCTGCTTTTGGGTAATAACATACAGAAAAAATTGTATGGTGATGTTTATGCGCGGCATGACTATCACCTTTATGATTTATAGTAAGCCAACTTGACGTCATTTGTAATTCATTTGTACACTCCATAATTCTATCTCTAAAAATTTGTGCGTGTTGATTTACTAAATCTTTTATTTTCTCTAGTTTAAGATTTTCTAAAAACTTACCTCTATCTTTAAATACCTGAACCCCTCCCGGAACGGATAAAGGTTTTGTGTTTTTTATATATTTGTCAACAAAGTCTTGAACATCTTTATCAAAAATGTAATTAACCTTTTCTTTATAAACAGGAACACCCCAGAGGTTACTATATAAACTCTCAATCATTCATATAGTCTCCATACTGATCTACAAACTTACCCATTGAGTAGTCGTCTCCTATATCAAAGTCACATCCTATAGGAGCGTCTGATATAGAGATACCTCTATCTCTTTGAATGAAATATTGTAATACATCACAATAATGATCTAATTCTCCATCTGGTACTTCGGCTAATATGGAGTCATGTACTAGAGCAAATATTCTAGCTTTCATATTTTTTATTTTAATATGATTATCCATCTCTATTGCGCCGAGGAGGTTAATATCAGAAGCAGTAGACTGCACCAGAAAATTAAGACCACTCCTAACTGTATGGCTTCTAATAGCCTTATCTTCACTTTTAACATTTGGTAATCTCCTCTTGCGCCCGAAAAAACTATACACAAATCCATTGGTTTCTATAAATCTCTGGCTCTTTTCAATCCAGCTTTTTAACTTATGAAATTGTTTGAAATAACTGTGTATAACTTCAGATGCTTCTTGAACACTGAAGTATTTTCCAGAGTCCTTTGTAACTTGTTGACTGATTTTATGGGGCCCGGCTCCATACATAATTCCAAAAGTTACTGCCTTGGCAGCTTGTCTTTTGTATGGGTATAATTCGGCCACTTCTTCCGCCTCGCAAGGCAACTTAAATACTGTTTTAGCAATCGTACTATGAAAATTTCCACCCTGTCGAAACACATTCATAAGTGCTTCATCGTTTGCCAACTTAGCTGCCACATATACTTCTGCGGTTGTCAAGTCCATTGCGACTATCTGTGCACCCGCTGAGGCTGTAATACATCCTTTAACAATCGGATTATCACGAGGAATTTGTTGCATATTTAGCTTACCGCTACTACTAAGACGACCAGAAGTAGTAGAGTGGAGGTTGAAAGAAGTCCTAAGACGGCTATCCTTATCCAACTGCGGTATGATTTTGTCCAGATAAGTATTTTTAATTTTGGATTTTTGACGGATGTCCAAGATATGTCTGGGAAGTTTAGATTTTTCTGCGAGTATATTAAGGACTTCTGAGTCTGTTGACCATTGACCTGTTCCAGTTTTCTTATTAACAGGGTTAAGGCCAATAAAATCAAACAAAAGGCCCCGAAGCTGTACAGTGCTATTAGGATTAAAAGGTTTTCCATTTAGTTTCTCGAATTTTTTTATATCAAAATCTTTATATAGAGACTTGATAGATTCATCAATATTTTGTTGCATCAAATCTTGAGCTACAATTAATCTCTCTTTGTCAAAAGGAACGCCATTTTCCTGAGTAGTCAATAAGAATCTAGTACCTGGGAGTAATAAGTTCTTATATACCCAAGCAAGCTTCTCGTTATCTTTAACCTTTATAAACTTCTCAAATAGTTTAAAGGTAACTAAGGCATCCATGGCGGCATATACTTTCATGATATCGAAAGGAATTTCTTCCCAGCGAAACTCATTTTTAAGAATCCTGTGTTCTTTTCTATAATTATCTATCCAATCATGCATTGGCTTTTCGTAATCTCCATAAGGAGTATACTTTAATGCCAAGGCTTTTAAGCCATGATGACCTGGATTTTCATTAATTAAATAAGATAGAAGCATAGTATCTTCTATATTTGGAAAAGTAAAATTAAAATGATATTCAAACCATGCAAGGTCGAACTTAGCGTTGTGAAAGATTACAGTTTTCTTATTAAATAATTCTTGTAGTTTTGATTCTATTCTTTCATTGAGACAGTTAGCATCAATGTATGCGGCTGTCTGTCCATCATAACATATAGATAGTCCTAACATATACCCATTTCTAGGATATAAATCAGTTGTCTCTGAGTCTAGAGCTATAAAGTCATCTTCATATGCAAGGGCTTTATCTATAAATTGTTCCGCTAGGATTGTGCGAGTAATTCCGAAAGCAATACTTTCATCAATTACTACATCTTTTATTTCGCCTTTAATATATTTAATAATATTATCTTTTGAAGTTTCCCAAGTCTTTTTAGCTTCGGGTTTAAACTTTAACATAGCGGGATTAATTACTGGTAGAAATTTTTCATCAACTTTCTTACCTGTGTATTCTGTAACTGAATTAATTTTAGTGAAGTATTTTAATGATTCACTTCCTACTAAAATAATCCAATCATACAATGAAGTGTCTATTTCAATATCGCAATCTCGTTTTAATACTTTTTTAATTGCAGGATTTGAACATAGCTGAAACTGATCGAAAGTGAACTCCCCTTCGAAATGTTTAACGTAATCTGTTCTACTAGGTTTAGTTTCTATTAATGCAACTTTAGGCATATAATTTACTCATTAATTTATCAACTTGAGGTTGTGCTAATGCTCCAGGATCGGTATGCTTCAAACATATGTTTCTAGCAAGAAGACCTACTCTATCACACATAAGCGTTACTTTTAAAGCTGCTTCCTGACCAGCATCGTCTCCATCAAAAAAGATGTCTATTCCTGATGCGCCTTGTATAGAAAGCATACTTAACTTATCTTCATTTATATTCGTTGTACCAAAACAACATACTGCATTTGTTAATCCTTTATCATGTAGATTTATTACATCAAATATACCTTCTACTAGGATTATTTTACCCCTTCTGGGTGTTACAGCAGGAAAGAGCGGCATCTTAGCCCCTGCAGGACTAATTTTATA